GTTTCCTAACAGGTCACCAAGTGCCGAGTTGCCGCCACGAAACCACACGATCAAGTCGTCGATGGCAAGCGCGACGAGCAGTATCGCCCCCGCGAAAAGCGCGAAGCGACCCATCGCCATCCATGATGCGGCGGTAAGCGATTTGATCGCGGCAACAGCCTTTATCCCGATAGACAGCGCGGCCACTTCTCCGACGAAGCGAAGGATGTTGCCGAACCCGCCGAACTGCTTCGATATCGCATCTACACCCCTCTCAATTGCATCAAAAGCGTCCGTGATGGCGTATGCTGCTTTTGTGACGAACATCGAGTCACGGTTCAGCTTATCGACCATCAACCCCCATTTGTTAGTGATCCGCTGAGAAGCCTGCCCGACAGTCATCGGGATATTGCGCATCTTCACCTCAAATTCCGGAAGGACTTTCATCAGCCCTTCTGCAAGCATGCGCCCGGTTACTTTGCCGGTGGAAATAAATTTTTTGAGGTTTCCTTCTGCTCCAGGCATCGCTTTGCCGAGTGAACGGAATAGATCGGGCGCTACATCAATCAGCGTATTCATTTCCTCCATCTGGACAGTCGGAGACCCGATAGCCTGCCCAAGCTGGAAAAACGCCTGCTTCTGCTCGACTGCTGTTGCGCCACCAGCCGCAAGCCCCATAGCAGCGCCATCAACAATCTGCGTCAACTGCTTCTGGTCGGTGATAAAGTCCTGTACAGCGTTGCCGGCCTTGACGTAGAAAGTGCCATACGCAACAAGGTCCTGCCTCGTCGCATTAGCATGTTTGCCGAGTTCGTCAAGCGCAAGCCCCGCGTCTCCGATCGTTTGTGGGAGCATACCGATGCGTGCGCGTAAGCTCTGCATCTCATCAGCGATAGCCACAACGGATTTCACGCCCTGCCAAGCTGCCACAGCCGCAAACATCCCGCGGAGCTGCGTAGCAAGCCCACTGGCACGCGTCTGTACCTTCTGCGCACCCTGCTCCCACTTCTTGACACCACGCAAGTCAGTATCAAATCCGAGTCGGGCTATAAGTTCGCGTACTATCATTTTTCTTTCGTCTTATCGTATTCCGCAGCTTCAATGTCAGCCGTCATATCGAGCAGGGCGTTTATCGTCAGCAGGTCCTCTACGGTCGCTATACCATCTTTTACGTCGCGGAGCGTGACCTTACCTTGCATAATCGGACGCCATATCCACAACTCGCCATCTACCGCCTTACAGAGCGTGCCAGGGATAGTTACTTGGCTGGATCGCCGAGAAGGTCGCCAAAGCGGCTCGCCAGCTGCCCGAAAAAAGGGCCGAACTGGTACTTGCCCACCTCCCATATTAGCTCATACATATCGAGCAGGGTTTCGGAGGAGAAGCACATATCGACATCTGCAGCTGTGCGGATGAACCGCTTCGCCTCGTTGTCATGTAGCTTAGATGCGGCGAACATCGGAAGGACGATAGTGTCTACCGCGTCCTCCGTGAGATGCTCCGAGATCATGGCGACGGCTTTCGACACGTCGATGTCGCCGATTGATTTCGCGCCGGACTCTCCGACGGCTGCACCGAAAATCGGGAGCACAATCTTCTGGATACGCAGAAGAAGCCTATTGGCTTCAAATGCGTTCATCCTGTGGCAGGTGTACTCCCGATTTCCAATTATGATGGCTTCAGGTTGCATCAGTTACCCCCGACGAAGAGCCTCAGGTCGGCTGCCGAGAATACCCACGTCCGCTCGCCGACCTCTTTGCCAAGCGTCAGTTCAGGGAGTGACTTGACCCAGCAGGCAGTTGCGACAGCAAGTGACCGGCCAGAGCCATCGACGACGGCAATCGGGAACTGCGATTTACCGCCGTTCACCAAATCGTCAGCGTTGACGAGTGCGGAGAGCAGGTCGTTCACGCCGCTGGTCTGCAGGAGCTTGAACTCGAACTCGCCGCTCTTGTTCGGGTTGATTGAGCGTCCGACGCCGCCGTCATTGCCGGCCCTCATCGTCGATACATCTTCGTTGCGTCGTGCAGTGATGTGGTCTCCGTCGGACCAGCCGGACATGATCACGCCTCCGACGGTCACGACGACCTCGGATGGGTTGTAAGAGCCCGTAAGTTCAGATGCCATTTTCGTGCAGATTAGAGTTCGTAAGATAGAGCGCCGGTCACCTCGACAACATGTATGGCGCCAGCAAGACGGGCGGTGAAGCCGATCGAGAGCACGCGCGATGCCTTGATGCTTGACGGGATTTCGACGGAGCGAGGGTAAGTGACGACGAAGCCAGGGACCGTGTTACCGGCAGCGTCCAGCTCGTCGGGAGCGACGCCTCCGACATTCTCCCCCTCCTGCAGAGACTTCCGCAGGTTCGACACGCAGAGAGCGATGCCCTGATCCGTGTACGGAACTTTGTCTCGGTTGATCATCATCTGGACCATACTGACCTGTATCGTGTCCTTCAGCCAGTCACGGAAACGGATGACGTCAATCCACTCACCAGCGGCGACCTTGCCCGGGTTCGTCAATGCAAGCGTGCCCTCCTGGTAGTACTCAAATGTGTTGCCGCCCTTCGCGATAATCGTTTGCCGCTGTGTCGACGTAAGGTTGCTCGGTGTGATGCTGGAAAGACCCTTAAGTGCCCATGTCTCCGCACCAGGCTGAATCGTGAACACCCTGCCTGCCCATGCGGCATCAGGATACTGCGTGTCGGCGTTCGAGTGGTACAGTGCGGCAGTGCGGTAGTACCTTGTGTCCTGCAGCGTACTGAGCAGGTCGTCAGTCGTCGAGGGAACAAGGACGCCGGCCTCGTTAGTTGCGGTGATAAACAGCCTGTCGTTTGCTTCGGTCCACTCTGCAGCATCGAGCTGCGTCTGCTTGACACGCTCGGTCATAACCAGCCCGTACCAGCCGGAATCCTCGTCGAGGATAGCGTCGAGGTCGTCAGCAACAGCGGTGCTTGCGGAGAGCGGGGAGATAGTGCCCCATGCGAGGCCGGAGCCAAGAGTCACAGGAACGAGGCTGTCTTGGCTGATGTACGCGATAGAAACAGTCTCGCCGACGACGTCAGCGGTGACATAGCTATCAACACCGTCAATCTCAGCGGCAAGGCCTGTAGCGATTTCAGTTGCCGTTGCGCTTGCGTCGGCTGTGTGGCTGTAGACGGTCTCTCCGACAGTGATCGAGTATGTAGCGAGGTTAGATACCTCGGCAACAGTCACGATAGCGGCAGAGATTGACCTGCGCCCGACTTTTACGAGACGAGGGCGGGGAATCTGGCTGAAGCAGTCGCTCAGAGCGGTCAGGAGTGAGGGCGGAAGGTCATCCTCGGATGCCTCGTTGTACGAGTTGTAGACGCGGACGCGCTCAGTGAAAGTGAGGAGCGGTGATACGATCATCGGTGTGCCGAAATCGCCGCGAACTACACCTGTAGTCTGGAGTGCGATCTGGACCGACACGATGTTGTCAAGATTGGCCATGATGTGATTCGGTTTAAGTTTGGCTTTACGGAATTTACGCTATCAAGGGATAGGTTACAAAATTGGTCCGACGACCACGGTATCAATGTCCTCCGCGCTTGCGGCATCCGGATACTCAGCCTCGGTCTCGACAGTCTCGATTGCTCCGACGATGTCGTCCGTGTCGACCCCGAACCGTATCATCAGGTCGATTGCGGCACGCGGCTCAAGCTGCGCGTTGTCGAGTTTTACAGTCGCATTCATGATTGGCGTCTCGTCATATACGACAACTCCAGCAGCTATCCATGACTCAATCACGGATATGAGGGCGATCTTGTCGCGCAGGTCAGCGCAGGCGATGTCAGACCCCGTCCCGTACCGCTGGACTGCAAGCGTCGCGTCCCTCGTGCCGGTGACTGTCTGCACGCCCTCATCCGTTACGCCCTGCGAATATGTATCCTCTCCGACCTTCCGGATGGATTGCAGTATCATAGTCCAGTACGGCAGCGCAGGACGCGGGGCATTCTGGTCGCCCCAAATCAGCGACTCCGTGCCGACCAACGCCTTTACAAGCGTGTATATCTTCGCTTTAAGCGTCGTCATCAGAGTTCAAAGACCGGAATGATGAGGCGATTATACCACCCATTCACCTGCACCGTTGCCGAAGCGTCGGACCTGATTTCGATCCTTGCCGGGTAGTCCCGGATATCAGCCGACCCGATATAGTAGCCGTTATATGCCCCGATAGCTTTCAGTCCTGTTGACTTGAACGACGTCTCCGACCCCCAAGAGACTGAGAACTCGCTTGCTGATCCGATGCCGAACCGCACGCGCAGGGTGACAGCCTGATTAAGCGATGTTGTCGTGACGCCGATATCAATCCTCGTCTCAAGCATAGTGTTTAGCGGCATCTCCGAGAAGTCAAGCTGACCTGTAGCGGAGTTCCAGAGCGGGCCGTAGCCGTTCGGCAAGTGCGCTTGGCAGTACGGGCCGGCCGCGTCGTTAAGCAGTTGCGTCCATGTGTTCGCTGTAATCGCCTGCGTGCCTCCTGCGTGGTTGGCGTCGCAGTACCCGATTGCGTTCTGCAGTGCCTCAATTTCGGTCTTTGCGGCAACGAAGTTTGCCCGCACGCCCGCAGTCGTTGCGCTGCCGTAAGGCGGAATCGCGGCGTTGATATTCGAGCTCATGATCTTGGCATTGTGCCAGCGATCCAGCCGGCTGTTGATGTGAATTGCACCGCTCGATATGCGATGTATTTATAATGAGATATTACCCCGCTCTGGCTTGACAGCGCAGTGACGACTTCGTAAGCGTACCCGTCATACACAACAAGGTCCGGCTGGATGCCCTCACCCTGCTCTGTCGCCAGGAGTTCAGTATCGGTGTATATCTTGCGCGACTCCGACAGCTTGCGCCCTTCCGGCAGAGCGTCCATATCCTGCCCCATGAGCGCGGGCTGAGTTGTCGCCTGTATCGTTAGCACCGAGCGAGTACCAGGCGTCCATACGCCATTCACGTATGCGCCTGCGGTCTCGCGTAGTACTATATGTGGCTTACGAAAGCTCATGCTGTCCTCGCTCTTACTGAACTTTGCACTGCGCTAACCATCGCTCCGGTATCAACAAGCGTCTTGGCGCTGCCCTTCCTCGCTATCGTGACTGGAGACAGCGGAGGAGGAATCTGCCGCCCCGTGACGACATTCTTGATCCTGTCCGCGTGCTTCTGCCCTATGATCGTAAGGCATTGGTCCGCTGTCCGTCGCCCCGCATAAAGCGCTTTCCCTTGCGCCACGAAATCAGCCGTTATCGCGCCCGCTGATTCATCGAAAGCTATCCGCATAAATGGGCGGGACGGCACGGGGCCATATCCAAACTCGTTCTTCGCGGCATACTCTGCGATTGTTTCTTCTTCTGCATTTACCGACCCAGCAAGGATGCCGACGGCGACCTCTCTGCCTCTCGCCCGCGATACCTCGCGCCGGATCTTGTCCCAGCCACGGTCTATGACTTTAGCGTTAGTAGCCACCGTCGATCCCGAACCGAGTGATGATCCCGATGCCACCACAGGCAATCGTCATCTGTTTGTACATCGCGCCGTACGTCGTCGAGCCGAGCCATGTATCGCTACCAGCCATCGCGCCATACGACCGCGACAAATCGCCTTCTCGTTCACTCGTCACCGAGCCAGTGTTCTGTCCTGCGTCCTGCGTCACCTGCATAAGGTGGGCTGTATACGCCGCCAGTGCTTGTGCGGCTTTGTCCTCATCACCCAAGCAGTCCACATCAGCCATCGTCTCAGCAATCCCAATCCATACGGTCACCGTCTCGTCGGTTGATGACGCGAAGGCCGGAGCGATGATGCGGAAGTATTGAAGTGTTGTCATTTTGATTCATTTTATAGATTTAGCAAATCTATCATGTCTATTAGTGCTTCAACAACAGGCCTTGCCTCCATTTCTGCTTCTCGCCTTGCGGCATACTCTTCCTCGCTGATGACTTCAAGCACTCCGGGGAAACCTGTGAAGCTGTCA